CCGCGCAGATCGTCTCTGTCACCAAGTCTGGCACGACGACCGGCACGTTCGTGACTGAAATGCCGCACAAGCTCGTGCCCGGCGATCTGGCGGTCTACTACGGCCCCAGCGACACGGCACACGATGAGAATCAGGAGCCGTTGTGCAAGGGCATACCCCGTCGCGGATGCAACTACCTCGCCCCGTGTGACACTGTGTGCAACAAGTGCGGCAAGGTTCATGCGCACCACCAGATGGTCGCTCAGTTCCAGGCCGCGCAGGAGGAGCAGGAGCCGGTGGCGTACCGGCACTCACATGATGGCGAGTGGGAGTATTACGACGCACCGACAGGTGAAGATTGCTCCGGTTGTCAATCCCTCTACACCCACCCACCCCGCCGCGAGTGGCAGTCGCTGACGGAGGAGGAGATCGGAGTGATTGCCCTGCAATCGCAGGACGGCATCTCACCGTATGACGACACACAACGATTCGCCCGCGCCGTCGAGCAGGCTTGCAAGGAGAAGAACGCATGATCCCCGCCGAATGCATGGAGTACACACAGGTCTTCCGCGCCCTGAAGCTGGAGTTTGGCATCGTGGCTATCGTGGCGCTGTTGCTGGGCATCTGGATCGGGAGGCGTGGAGATGACTGAGAAAGCACTGGCCCTGTGGTTGGCTGATGCGCTTGAAGCGTACTGGGGCGCATACCTCGGCCACGACCGCGAACGACAAGCCGCCGCCGAACTGCGCCGCCTGCACAGCGTCAATGCCGAACTGCTGGAGGCGTTGGAGGACGCGCTGTTTCATGTCGCCAACCAAGGCGACATAGGAGTAGATCAGTGGCTGACGTGCGAACGCAAAGCCCGCGCCGCCATCGCCAAAGCGGAAGGAGAGAAGGCATGACCACATGGCACAAAGGCCCGCCACCTTCTGTCGGCTGGTGGCCTGCGAGTTACTGGGAAGACAAGAACGTGCTGCGGTGGTGGAACGGCAAATACTGGTCACGACCGGCAGAGGCTTGGTTTGAGCTACATCAAGTGGCCGCAACCGCAGACATCAAAGACGCAAGCCAAGACAGCATCGAATGGACCGACCGGCCCGCATCGTGGCCCGAGAGGAGCAAGACATGACCGACCGCGAACTGCTGGAGGCCGCTGCGAAAGCGGCTGGGCTGCGCGTGAACTTCCACCCTACTGCGTCCTACAACTGGAACCCCCTCACCGACGACGGTGATGCGCTGCGGCTGGCGGTGAAGCTGCGCTTGGACGTCAAGATCAACGACTTCGACACGTTGTGCTATGGCCCCAACTTTGGAACACGAAGCGCAGCAGAAACGCACGCTGATTACACCGACCCCTGCGCCGCTACTCGCCGCGCCATCGTCAGGGCTGCGGCTGAGATTGGAAGGAGCAAGACATGAACGACATCCCATCGACCGTGCCACAGCCCCCGAGGCACTGCATCGCCTGCGGATCGCCTGCCGGGTCGCACCTTTCGTGGTGCCCTGCGCTGACCATCAGGACCACCACGCCCGTGCAGCAGACAGGCTGGCTTTGCCCCGCCTGCGGACGCGGCAACGCGCCGCTGAACATGACTTGCCCGTGCAAGCCCTGGCCTGAAATGAGGACCACATGCTGAAGTACACCGAATACACGATTAAATTCGACACGCAGGGCGGATCATCGGTACTCGGCAGGCTGCTGCGCTTGCTGGCGTTTCCCATCCGTTGGGTGCTGACCGGGAGGGCAGAACTATGACCCGCGACGACATCCTGCGCATGGCGCGGGAGGCAAACATCCTTGGGCCTCTTGGATATGACAACCCTTACATGAACAACTGGCGTGATGATGTTGTGCGCGAGCTTGAACGCTTCGCCGCCCTCGTCGCCGCAGCCGAGCGCGAGGCGTGTGCGCGGGCGTGTGAGCGAGTTGAAGTCAACTGGCGTAAGTCGTGGCATTCAGGTTCAGAGAAGTTTGCCGCCGATGCCGCTTCTTACTGCGCCACCGCCATCCGCGCAAGGGGAAATAAATGACGTACACCGCATACAACGATGCGTACTCGCGTGCCGTGTTTAAGGAGTTTGAAGATAGGCTGAAACCTTTACTAGCCCAAGTTGCTCCCGACTGGCTGCTGCATCACATGGAACTTCAACGCCGCAGGGATTTCGACACGATGGACGAGCGGGTTGAAATTCGACTCGTCATCAAACCTATTGGTTCTGCCAAGTTCGCGCCAGACAGGCCGGAATTGCAGGCTCCGCAGTTACTACTTGGCGCAAGGAGCAAGGAATGACCACTGAAGACATCATCCGCTGGGCCAGACAATGTGCTGTGGGCGAAACGGTGATTGCATTCACGCTTAATCAGCTAAAGGATTTTGCCAAGAGGGTCGCGCATGACGAGCGCAACCACATGATCGCTGACGGCTGGCGTCAGTGCGCCCAAGGGCAGAAGACCTCGCAGCACTGCTCCGTGGCCGAGCAGGCGAGGCAGGACGCGGAGCGTCACAAAGCCAGCGCATCCATGTGGCGGAACAAAGCCTACGAATTGGGCGGCACGCCGCTGCCCTGGGACGCGGATGAGATGCTGGAGAAGGTGATACAGGCAGAACGCGCCCGCGCCTGCCGCATCGTTACGGGCCTGTGCATCAGCGACAACAATGCGAGAGAGATTTGCGAAGCCATCAGAGCCGAGGAGCCCGAAGATGAAAACCCTTCTTTCGGATGAGTTCCTCCGAGTACACCCCGCTACCGCCCTGTGGTGGCAGCAGCGCGATCAGTGCTCCCGGTGTGCGAACGTGAGCCGCCAGTTGGAGGCTTACGAGCGGGCCATGCCCGTGATGCGCTGCAAAGCTGTCCGCACCCCCGCAGGACGCCAAGAGGCGGCATACTGCATCGACGCACGGGCTGGGGCCTGCGGACCCGAGGCGAAACTTTTCAAGGAAACCGATGAGCGCGAATGACATTCAACACGGCGGCAACCACTACAAAGAACTTACTTACGAAACGTGGGATGTGATCCATGCGTGGGGTCTGGGGTATTTCGACGGCAACGCGGTCAAGTACCTCTCTCGCTGGCGTAAGAAAGGCGGCGTGCAGGATCTGCACAAGGCTAAGCACTACATCGAGAAGCTGATCGAGATTGAGACCAGCAAGATCAACACCGGAGACTAATGTGGCAGCGACCCCTGAGAAAAAAGTCAAGCAAGCGTGTATCAGCATCATCGAGAAGTACAAGGCATGGCACTTCTTCCCAGCCCAGAACGGCTATGGGCGTGCGGGTATTCCCGACATCATCATCTGCTACCGTGGCATGTTTCTCGCGGTAGAATGCAAGGCCGGGTTCAACAAGCCCACTGCACTGCAAGAGCGGGAGATTGCCAACATCCACAAGGCAGGTGGTAGTGCTATGGTGGTACGCGAAGACACCACCGAACTACTTGAACGGTGGTTCCACGAGAGATCGCAATGGAAATAATCACAGCAGACTTTGAAACCTACTACACCAAGGAGTACAGTCTTACCAAGCTCACCACTGAAGCCTATGTCCGCGATCCCAAGTTTGAGGTCATCATGCTCGGCCTGCGCTGGCCGGATGGGACGAAGGAGGTAGTTACAGGTACACACGCGGAGATTCAGTACCGGCTCGATGCTATCGACTGGGGCAAGTACGCGGTCTTGTGCCACAACACGCTGTTCGACGCGGCGATCTTCACGTGGCACTTCGGCGTGCGGCCACGCCTGTGGCTGGATACCCTGTCAATGGCCCGTGCCATGTTCGGTGCGCGGAACAACTCCCTCGCTATGCTCGCCAAGCGGTACGGTGTTGGGGAGAAGGGTAACGAGGTCGTCAATGCCATAGGTATGCGTCGTCAGGACTTTGAGCCTGAAGAGTTCAAGCGGTACGCTACCTACTGTCTCAACGATGTCCAACTTTGCTACGACATGTGGCACTTGATGTCCGAGGGTTGGTACAACATCGAGGAGTTCGACAAGCGAGAGGACTACCCCCGGGAAGAACTGAAGCTCATCGATCTGCACATCAGGATGTTCTCTGAGCCGGTGCTGCGACTGAACCGGTCCAAGCTGGAGGCGCACCTTGAGGGTGTGATCCGGCGCAAGGAGGAGCTACTCAGCAGGACAGAGTTCAGTAAGGAGCGGCTGGCTTCCAACCCGCAGTTCGCAGAGGTGCTGACCGAGTTAGGTGTGACACCTCCGACCAAGATCAGCAAGACGACGGGCAAGACAGCCTTCGCCTTTGCCAAGACCGACCCAGAACTCAAGGCGCTGCTGGACCACCCTGACGAGCGGGTGCAGGCTGCCGTGGCTGCACGGCTGGGGACCAAGAGCACCCTGGAGGAGACGCGCACGCAGACCTTCATCGGCATCACCACGCGGGGCAACACCCTGCCCGTACCACTGAAGTACAGCTACGCTCGGACCAAGCGCTCCAGCGGGGGCGACGGGATCAACCTCCAGAACCTCCCGGCCCGGGGCGGGACGGAACTCAAAGCCTGCATCGAGGCACCGCCCGGGTACGTGCTGATCGACTGTGACTCATCCAACATCGAGGCGCGGGTGCTGGCGTGGCTGGCTGGACAGAACGATCTGGTGCAGGACTTCGCCAACAAGGTCGATGTCTACTGCAAGATGGCGACGAAGATCTATGGGAGGGAGATAACTAAGGCGGATAAACAGGAACGATTTGTAGGGAAGACTGTGACCCTCGGTTGCGGGTACCAAACCGGGGCATTCAAACTACAGGCGACTTTGAAGACTGCGTCCCCGCCGATGGATTTGCCGCTGGATGAGTGCCAACGTATCGTTGACATTTACCGCATGACGTACCCACGCATCAAGCACCTGTGGTACGAGGGCGAGCAGTGCATCGAGGCTATGCACGCCAACAAGACTCGGTGGTTCGGTAAGCAGGGTGTCGTGCTGGTGGAAGGGCGCAAGGGGATCAAGCTGCCGAGTGGTCTCTACATCAGCTACCAGCAACTGCACCGCTACCAAGACGCCAATCGTAATGTGATGAAGTGGGCATATAAGGACGACACGGGGCTTGTAGATATTTACGGTGGCAAGCTGACGGAGAACATCGTGCAGGCTCTAGCCCGCATCATCGTCATGTCCCAGCTTGTCCGCATCTCCAAGAAACTCAGGGTTGCGCTCACCGTCCATGATAGTATCATCGCCCTGGCACGGGAGGACGAGCGCGACGAGGCACGGGCCTACGTCGAGTCCTGCATGCGCTGGGTGCCCGCATGGGCCAAGGGCCTGCCGATCAACTGCGAGTCCAAGTGGGGCTACAACTACGGAGAGATGCGTGAAGACTGAAGACATCATCGACTACGCAATGCCGCTGATGAACGTGGAGCGGCTAGCGAAGGAGGTGCACCACCGTGCGCTGGACGGAGACCTCAAGACCGCTCATGATACTGCGATGCGGCTGGGTGCCGAGGTGCGGATCCTTCAGCGCATGCTGGAGTTGATGATGGAGAAAGCGTGAAGGCTTGGTCCTACTCGTCACTCAAGAAGTTTCGCACCTGCCCGAAGCAGTACGCCGAAGTCAAGGTGTACCGGAACTTCACGGAGCCACCCTTCACCGAGGCCACCCTCTACGGCACGAACTTCCACGAGGCTGCTGAGCACTACGTGCAGAGTGGCACCCCCCTGCCCGGGGCGTTCGCCTACGTCAAGCCGCACCTCGATGCCCTACGGGCGATCCCGGGGCAAAAGCTCTGCGAGCACAAGATGGGCCTGACGCAGGCCCTGGAGCCTTGCGCGTTCGACGCGCCCGATGTATGGTGCAGGGGCGTAGCCGATCTGCTCATCATCAACGAAGAGAAGGGCTCCGCCCGGGTGGTGGACTACAAGACGGGCAAGTCAGCCAAGTACGCGGACACCGCGCAGTTGGAACTGATGGCGCTCATGATCTTCAAGCACTTCCCCAAGATCCGCAAGGTCAAGGGTGGCCTGCTCTTCGTGGTGGCGAACCACTTCAAGCCTGCTGAGTACGAGCGAGAGCAGGAGAAGGTCTATTGGCGACAGTGGATGCAGGACATCGGCAGGCTGGAGACCGCGCACAAGACGAATGTGTGGAACCCCAACCCCTCGGGCCTCTGCAAAAAGCACTGCGTTGTTACGTCATGCCCGCATAATGGGGTGAACACGTGATACAGCTTGAATCGGACTTCGGAGATACACCGTGCCCTACAGAGACATGTCAGACCGAGACCACAAGAAAGAATACAAAGACTTCCTCGCCAACGGTGGTCGGGCCAAGCAGTCAGAAAGACAACGTGCGCGGCGTGCCTGGGACAAGGAGCACGGGAAAGAGTCCCGAGAGGGTAAAGCCCTCCACCATGTGAAGCCCATCAAAGACGGTGGGAAGAGTAAACCGGGCAATGTGAAGCTGACAAACTTCAGCAAGAACAGTGCTCAGAATTTCAAAGGTCCGCGCTCAGGCGGACGTTGACATGTAGCCCGTATAGGGCTACGCTTTCGATTCCTCGGCAGGACCGAGGTTGTAGCTCGATGGGGTTCCACCATCGGGCTGTTTTGCCATCTCTAGGAGTACAAATGAACCGCCGACATGTGATGATTGACCTTGAGACTCTAGGCACCCGACCGGGGGATACGATCCTCTCGATTGGGGCTGTGAAGTTCGACGTCGATAAAGAGATCACCGAGAAGTTCTACGTCACCATCGACTCTGAATCGTGTAAAGCAGCGGGCCTGCGGGCGCAAAAGAGTACGTTGGAGTGGTGGGGTAAGCAGTCTGAAGCTGCTCGTACCGCTGCGTTCAAAGGTGAGTTCAGTCTCGACGCTGCCCTT